GACGTATCCTTATCGAACTGAGCCGCCTTGATTTCATTAACCAGCATACCTGCACCGACCATCATCGCGGCACCCTGGTAGAACTGAACCCCGCCTTCCTGCAGGCCAGACATCAGAACACGGACGACGGCAGACTGACCGAATGACTTGAACTGCGTCAGGAGCGAGCCGAACTCGGTTGAAGTCCATAGCGCACGATCACCGGCGCCCGGTGTTACAATCGTCCTGTTTACCTGATCCCTGAGCGCCCCACGGAAAGCCATCATGGCCTCATCGTCACGCCACATCGCCGTGTTAGGCATTCTCATGCCATCGATGGTCTCACCGAACCTGTCGATCTGCTTGACGATACGACGGGCCATTGCATCGTTGATGTCATTCGAGGCAAGACGGGCAATAGTCGCCTCATCAGCTGCACCGCGGGCAAGGGCCTCGATGCCACTGCCCATCCGCTGCGTGATGACAAGGCCGGCCCACTCCTTCATAAAGTTGTTCCACATATTCAGGCCGTTCATAATGAAGAAGGCCGAGGAAAGCTGCCCGAACTTGCGCTCCATCATGGTTCTGCTGGCAAAGGGATCGGCCAGATCCGCCATCTGTGCGGCACGCATACTGAGAAGCATGTCGAGGCCTTCGCCGGCCATATTGAGCTCTTGCCGGTTCATCTCGATGAGATGCTTACGAGAAGCACTGCGAAGAGTTGACATCGTGGCCCCAAGAGTAGCCTGCATTCCCTCCGTCATCACAACACGGGCAACGTCAACGAAAGACGATATCGTGGCCCCGCCCATGTAGAGAGGAACATTGTAATTCTTCATCCCCCTGACCGCCCGGCTTATCAGCTTGTGCGGATCCTTGGGCGCACCGTATGTCCCTCGAACCCTGTCACGCAAAGACCGGATATCACTGAGCGTATCGGCATGCTCCCTGTCCAGCGCCCTGATTTCAGAAGCATCGGCACCTTTATCGAGGCGCTCCTGACGGAGAGATGAATAACGAAGATCAACCTTGTCGATCGTGTCCTTCATCGTGATATCCCCGAACTTGCGGGCAATCTCGATATCCATGCCCATCGTGCGGGTATAATACCGCATGACAGCTTCGGCATCGTTCTCTAGGAATTCCTCGACGAGCCTGTCAGGAATGTTGAACGTCCGGGGGTTGGCCGGGCCAGCCTCTTTCAGAATGTCGTTGATGTCACCGGCGTCAGGATGCGGCTTGAGACGGATCAGCTCGGCGTAGATATTCCGTGCAGCTTTCGATGCCTCGACAGGATCCATGCCGCTGTTGGTAAACCACTTGCGGGCAATAGCGAGAAAGTCTTCCGCCCTTTCTTCCAGCACATCAACACGCCAGATACGGGGGAAGTAGGACTCCGCAGTGTTGATCATCGGACCAAACTTGCGAAGCTCAATGTAATATTCCTCGGTCGCCTTCAGCTGCGCCTGCAACCGCTCGACCTTGCTTGGCTCTGCAGCCTTCTTTGCATGGTTCAACTGGCTCTGCAAAGTCTCGATACGCTTCTTTGCCGCCTGCCCGAACAGATCAACCTCATCCGCATTCTTGCCGATAAGATCAAAGACCTGCCGTATTTCGGAAGCCGCAGACTCCACGAAGGGAGATGCGTCATCCACAACAGGATCCCGGCCATCACGACGCAAGGCCTTGCCGACACGATCACGGAATTCCTGCTGACTGAGAACCGCAGTGCCGTGAAACATGTCCTTTGCTCGGGTTGCAATGATCCTTGCGTCCCTCATAAAGTCCCCGTCGCCAGACTTCCTGATCTGGCGAAACTCCGCATACTGATCCCGAACAGCACGAAGCGCCCTCGCCATGGGCTGCAGGTAATTGATACCGAACTCTGTTTCGACAGACCGGCCGAAAGTTATACCCTGCTTGTGGCCCTCTCTCAGAACGCCACCATTATCAACAAGGCCAATGGCAACGTCCTGCGCCTCGGAAAAGCGATTACCCGAAAGCCGGATTGTGGGATTGACCGGAAGCTTTTCGAGGCCGATGCCTGTCGGAGAAAGATTGCGGACATCCTCGTCAGTCATGCGAAGCCGTTCGCTTGCGCCTGGGGCCTCTGCAGAACCGACACTGGATCTGCGGGCTTCTTCCTCGGTCAGATCTTCTGCGAAATTCTTGTTCTTCGAACTGTGAGCGCCGGGATGGCCGCCCGTTACCGCCTCTTCGAAAACCTCATCGATGGTCGATTCCCCGGACGACGTGCGCAGATGCTTTTTCAGGGCATGAGGGGCAAGCAAGGCGCCAAAAACAGATGCGCCAACAAAGGCAGCAAGAGCATCCGCAAAGGCAAGCTCTTCATCAAGGTTCTGCACCAAGGCAACGCGGCCAAAAAGCTCAGATGTTGAAATGCCGGCATTCCAGCCCAGAATCCTCGGGATCGATATTCTCGACCCCTTTACTATCAGGTTCAGGGGGGCTGCAGGCATAAGGGTTGTAGCGGGATTGCCAATAGCCCCGCCAACCATTTCGCCTACTGCAGGGGCAAGCCCACGAGACCTGTCAAGGATCCGCTTGTTTTCCTCGTTGGCCTTCTCTCTCTTGATGATATAGGCGGTTTCCTGAGGGCTATCACTGGTCAGAACCTGTGAAAGAAACCTCTGGTTATCGCCTTCAAGCTGAAGATCGTAAGCCGGATCGTAGCCATCGACATGAGGCATCGCCATCCGGTCCATGTACGAACGGACACCACCCATAAAGGACTGTTCGACAGCTGCAAAGAAAGCATCGACAAGACTGTCATTCACCCACAGATCGGGAATCTGGTAAAGATCGGCAGCTTCCCTCGGTGCGGCGTCCAAAAGGATACGTCGCCTCTGGTCCAGATGAGCCTGCTTCTGCTGCTGAACGGAATGAAGAAGATTTACAATATCCTCAGACATCAGTCAGGCCTCAGGTTCTTGCGCCGGAATTCCTCGATTGCCTGACGCTCTACCACGCCCAGACCAATCAGGTCATCCATCTGGCCATCTGTAACCCTGACGTTCTTCCCACTGTTCAGCTTGATCAGATATTTGTAGGCAGCATTTACAGCACGATCAGCAGCATCAAGCTCGGTGCCACTGGCGAGATCGGAATACTGGTTGATTGCGCTGACAGAGAAGGCTCTTCGCAGTGTCGGGATGTTCAGAAGCAGGCGGGACCATGGCGTAAGCTGATCCTCGAGATTGCCCTCTACTTTCGTTTTCCATGCGGCATTCTGCAGAGATGTCTGCCAGTGCCACGAGTAGTTACTGAAAAGAACATGCGCCCTGTTGTTGTCATCCTCATCGATGAAGGTAACGCTGTACGATGGCTGTCCGGTAAGAGAAACATCACGGGTCAGGCGAAGGCTGACGTTTTCCGGGTTTCTCTGCATCTTCTCGATAAGGCCGGGATCATTCATTTGCGGATTGTCAGGATCACGGGACATCATGTCGAAAAGCTGGATAGCGTCAGACCTGATATCGTCTTTTGTCGCCCTGTAAGGTACGCCGGCGGGAATTGTCTGGTTTGCCGATTTTTCCATGGAATGAAGGGTAAGAACCTGCTCATCCTCACGTTCATCAAGGAACAGGTTTCCACCGTAATGATCGTCAAGCATCTGGTGGAAGGCATTCTTGATCATTTGCGGCAGGGTTTCCTTCTTGGAAACCGCAGTATCCTCCATGATCACGGGGACAAGGCGGCGGTAGATCATCTGTTCGATGATCGGCTCAGAGAAGGGGTCAACACGGAAGTTCCTGACCTTGACCTCATCCTTGTCACGGAAAAACGTGTTCCAGATATCCTTGAATACCGTGGCATCTTCGGGCGTTGCCAGAAAATCCCGAACTGACTGCTCGACATCCTGCTCCCCGCCAACACGGGCGCTGACAACCCGGTTAACCGAAGAACGATCAACCTGGCTCCACCAATCATCGGGCCGGGACTCGTAAGGGAACCTCTGGAAAGAAAACATCTCTGTGAGAAGTTTTTCACTTTCCTCCAAGCCGTATGTCTGTCGAAGCATTTCGGCAAATATGCCCTGCCCCTTATGCTTTGTGACTTCAACACGGATGTTGCCAAGCGTCGTCAGCTTGGAAGTGGCCGCCTCCATATTGCCCTGCCGAAGGTCGACCTCGAAATTCTTCAATGCGTCAGCAACGATCTTCGGAATGAAGCCATGAGTAGCGGCGAAAGAAGACACCTGCTTGACGTGTTCAAGATTGGTAAGGTCCATCTTGGTTTCGACCACGGAACCTGTGTTAGGGTCGGACTCATAGATGGCGAAATTGTACATTTCTTCCGCCTTCCCAAGATTCTTCGAAGTAACCGCCCCGTTATTCATTTCTCTCTGGATTTCAGATTCCTCGTAAAGATCCTGAACCTGCTTCAGACGCTTTACGTTGAATTTCCTTTTGTACTCCTGCGCTTCAATGGAATTGACGTAACCCTTCTCGACAGCATCATCCACAATCTGGGCAAACTGGTCATTGTTCATGTCCAGAACCATGCCGTTAACCTTGAGAGTTGCAGACATAACCGCCTTGAAGCGTTTCTGGTTCTGAAGCATGTCCGCCTTCACAAAGCCAACATAGGCCTCATGTGCAGCAAGCGCCTTCTCCGGGTAGATGTCTCGATATTGCTTCCTGAAAGCAAGAAGCTCTTCATGTCCAAGATCCCCGGTCCCGATATCGATCAGAAGCTTTTGGTATTCGTCGGTAACAGCTGCCGATGCCTCCGACATAGCCATCGCACGGTTGTTCTTCCGCATGGCAAAAAGCTGCGCTCTCTGGCCGGGCCTGAGATGCGGTGCGCTCATAATATCCGAGTCGGTAACGGAGTTAGGCTCCGTAACGATACGGAAGAACAGTCCTCCATAAACCTCGTTTCTCTGCTTAGCCATGGCTGCCTGCCGGCGGTCATTTACAAGATTCAGATGACTCATTACAGAGGCGCCACTGTCCTTGATCGCGGCACGGATAACCGGGTCGTCCATCGCCTCTACCTGACGATCGATCCACTGCTGAGTCTCAACAATGCTTCCGGTCTTCGCGTAAACCCGGCCCGCCTCGCCCTCGAGCATATTGGACGCTACACCCGCACGCATCTTTTGAAGGCCGATGTCCCGGCCCTCTTCTGTCATCTTTCCCATGCCGACAAGGATATCGAAGGATTTCTCGATCCCCTCGATCTGCGCCTGCATCGTCGGGTCACTTATCGGAACGCCGCCCAAGGCCTGCGCAAAAAGCCTTTCCTGCTGAAGAAGGATGTTCTTTTCGTTGGAATTCGTAATCAGGGCTTCTGCCTTGCGGGCCTGATTGGCTTCCGCCTGACTGCGGGCAGAAAGGATAACTCCCTGAGCCTCGATCGCGATAGCGGAACGGAGCTGCCCCTCCTCTTGGGGGATCTGAGAATAAAGCTTCTCGAAATAAATGCGGGACAGCTTTTCGACAGCTTCCGGGTCAGAAGGATTCTGTGCGAGAGCAGAGCTGACAAAAGAATTCAGATCCTGCGTCATGGAGAGAGAGGTGGCCCGCATGGATCCTTCGCGGAATGCCCTCTGGTATTCGGGATCCTTGCCCGATGCCGTGAAATTCAGCGTCGGAACAAGGTTGCCATCACTATCGAACTGGACAGCCTGCGCCTGACCGTCAGCGAAGCCCTTTTCGATCATTTCCTGTTTGGCGACACGCTTCTTCTCGGCAAGGTATTCCATGCCGATGTTCATCAGGGGCTGGATTGCATTACCAAAGCCGGAAAGCGAATCGGGGCCAGGATTGATGGGCCGCACCCTGATTTTTGAGGTAATTGTCTTTTTCTGTTCCACAGCCTGATCCTATGAAGAAAGGCGACGAGGCGGGGCCGGAGGCGGTGAAATGCGGCGAGAACGTGGCGGCGGACTTGGGGGAGCCGTGGGACCGCTGGGTTTCAGCCCGTCATTGACAAACTTGCCTGCAGAGGCAACCGATCCGACAAAATCACCAACACCCTTAAGTCGGGCATTCGCGGCCTGACGCTTGAGAGACCGGGCAGAACTGGAACCAAGAAACCGGATGTTGGAAATGTCGATAGCAGCAATGCGCTCGTTTTCTTCCCGAATGGTTTCCAGTGACCCGACACCACCTGTGCGTCCGCTGGATGCAGCCGCTGCGGTATTCGCAGAGAGAAGCTCGGCCAGCTCACGACGACGATCAACTTCATCCTGAAGTGCAGAGACCTCGGCAACGGCAGCCTGCTCTTCAAGCTCCACCCCTTGGCGAAGGCCGGACATAAGAGACATGCCGCCAGACGCAAGAGATGCTACAACCATTACGCCAGTAATAGGATCAATCGACATATCAGACCTCTACTTCAACCATTGCACCTGTAACATGAAATTTAACATTCTCGGACTGTGAAATAGTAACCCTTCCGTCACTGTCCCAACCGAGAAGGTATTCCTCCCTTCGGCCCGTGAATTCCGACAGGCCATCCGTGATATCATCTCCGGGGTTCCAGAGTGTTACCGCAAATCCGTTCACGGTGACATTCAGCGTTTCCAGAAGATCAAGAACAACACGAACAACCCTCCGGTTCTCGCCAACAGTCGTGCCGCTCGGCAACTGCACTTCCGGTTTCAGCGTCTTGATGACCGGCGCGTAGCCAAGGCCCACCTCGATCGCCGTCTCTTCCGTAGGCGTGGTCAGCTCCCCGGAAGCATTTACCGTTACTGTGCCAAGATCACGCTCACCCGCACGCACAGATACGGTTTCGCCGGCAAGATGCGTGAAGCCGGTCCACGATGTCGTTGCACTGACACTTGTTGCCTTCTCCGCGGCATCGAGGCGGTAATTCGTGTCAAACTGCTCGAGGAACGTGGCGGGGGATCCATCAATCGTGCGGTCCACAACACAGAACATCTGCCGGTTCACATTGGCAATCGTCTTGATATTGCCGGTCGTGGTCCACTCAACCCAACCCGAAAGATCCTGACTGTCTACCGCAATGAATACCGCAAGATCATAATCCTCGTTCACGACGAAGAGATAGCTTTCCTGCTCCGATGTTGCCTCGACCTGCGCCTCGAGGTCGACAGGAAGACCGACCACATGGCCGCTGAGAAAGGTAACACTTTCTGCGGAGTAGGCGTTCTCGAGGTCTTCGAAGCTGAAGGCCCGGATCGATGCTCTCGTTTTGGTCGAGAAGTAAACCCGCCCGTCCAGTTCACGAGGCTGAATGCCGGGATAAGACCCGTAGAAGGTCTGGTCCTTGAAAGAGATATTGGAAGCCGTGATGGCCTGCTTCTCCGACTGCGGAACGATGATTTCCTTCTCTGCCGTGAAGACCTGCAAATGGCGATGACTGCACAAGGCGACGATATCGGATACCTGGCTCCCCCTTATGGTTTCGTGAATACCCTCGGCATCAAGGCCAGTCCCTATGTCAAAGTTGAACGGCGCATCGGAGCGAGATCCGAAGATCGTCGTGGGCAGGCTTTTGGACCCGCCAAACCAGAGACGGCCATCGTAAAACCGACAGCAGCGGGCATATCCGTAAACAGGAGAAAAGACTTCTTCATCCCAATCACTTTCGGCGCCAGTACCGCCAAGGGTTTCCAGAACCGTTGCCGTCACCGCCGTATCAGACGTGAATGCCGTAATCAGGCAGGCCTTGCTGTCCAGACGGACGTGGACGCCAACATGGTTCGGATCCCAGTAAGAAGAAGAAGCGGTGAGGGTGACAGATCCTGTCGTAGCCGATGGCGTCAGGGTAATGCTGCTGTCTGCAAACTTGTGCCAGACGGTCTGCGGAACACTGTCCGAATTGGTCTCGAAGTCAAAATCGGCAACAGAAAAAGAGGATGCGCTGTCACGCACAAGCTTCTGCATCTTCATGGTTTCATAGGTCACGATCATCGTGTCCAGTTCCTGATCCACCATGATATTGTCGAGATAGGATTCCAGCCACGGCGCACCCGTCACGGTGTCCACCAAAGATCCATCCTGATCGTAAATATCAGCCTGACCATCAGAAAACAGAACGCAGTAGGACTGATCCTGATCGAAGACAAAGCTTTCAGCCCGGTACTTCCTGCCGGCAGTCAGTTCGGCCACCAGCTTCATGCCGGGACGGGCAGAGGCACCACCCTGTGCATTGAGACGGACATTGGTCGCTGTCTCGACGCCATTCTGGAATGCTTCGATATCAAGACGGCTCTGGGCCTTGGGATCAATCGACCCCGCAGAAAAGTTGGTCTGGAAAGACCTGAGACGTGCCATCAGACATAACCCACCGGACCACCAGCCCGTGCGCTGTGGAACCGTTTGGAAATGATCCGCTGCGGCGTAACCTGCCGGGCGTCTGTGTGCCGGGCTTCGGCCAGAGATATACCTGCCTGCTGCGCAAGTGCGGCAATGATGTCAGCCTTGCGAACCACCACGGAAGCCAGCATGGCTGCACAGCGGTAGGCAACATAGTTGCGGAAGTAGGCCGGCCACTTTTCGGTTTCGACCCGATACTGCCCCTTCACGATCACCGTGTCGTCAGAGCCTGCATTGACGAAGATCATGTCTTCAAACCAGTCGTAAGGGACGATCGAATCCACGATCAGAACCGTCTCGATGGCGATAAGCTTGGGGTTGGTGGGCAGGGTAAAAGCGCCGTCCCACTGCGACAGGGGTGTCTGGCTTTTGTAGGTCGCTTCCTTGTAACCCGTAGCAAAGTTCCACGGGGCCTTGGAAAGACAATCTTCCACGATGTCTTCATACCGGGCATTCAGTGCCTGGGCGACGACAGAACCCTCATCAAAAGAAGCAATCTGGGACAGGCCTGCGTAGAGACAGGCAGACTGCGCGATCGTGATATCGGAAGAAGTTGCATCAGGCATGATCAGTTGCGCCTCTTGCCGCCCATCTTGCGGCTGTCAGT